CATATCAAGTGGCTCATTTGCACACTACGCAATTGACAAACTCATGGTATCTACTGACTGAACCAGATGCAGGGTCAACAATATACTGGGTGGATCACCTAAACAGAAATTTGGCAAATTGTTACAGAAGCAAATCAAATAGTTATTTGAATTTTGGATGTAATGTTGAAGATGGTCAGAGTGCAATGTTTCCTGGGGATTTGATTCATCACATAGATATGAACAAATCCAATGGAAGAAGGATTTCAGTAAATACTGATTTTTCCATGAGTATTGGAATTGGGGAAATTTATGAATGATTTTTGTCCTTTGATTCAGAAAAAATGCAAAGAGCATAAGTGCAAATTTTTCACACAAGTCATGGGGAAAAATCCAAACACTGGTGAGGATGTTAACCGTTTTGATTGTGCAGTTACTTGGTTGCCTATGCTTCTAATAGAAGGGGCGCAGCAGACACGACAATCGGGGGCAGCTATTGAAAGTTTTAGAAACGAGATGGTCAGACTGAATGAAAACCCTAAAAACCTACTGACATGACAAATGAAAAACTGGAAGAAATCCAAAACGAAATTCGTCACATTAAGGATGAACTTGCAAAAGTACCTCCTTTGGAGAACCGTCTTCATCGACTTTTAGGAATGGAAGAGATCCTCCTAGAACAACAACAAGAAGAGAAAAAACCTGACCCGAAAGTAGCATCAAATGCCTCTGCAAAAAGCCCTGGTTCCAGTTGACATCGTAGCGGGATTAGACACAAAAACAGATGAAAAACTGACGGCCAAACTTACAGATTTACAAAACGGAAGATATAATATCGGAAGCCAGATTTCTAAGCGTCTAGGTTATGATTCTCTTAGCCAGGAGATTGCAGGATCCGCCACAACCTTATCCGCTGGAGATGGTCTTGCCAGCTTTCAGAATGAGCTTTTAGAATTCAGTGGTTCTAAACTCTATTCCTATTCTTCAGGAATCTCAAAATGGGTGGATCGAGGTAGTTATTTAAGCTTAAAAACCCAGGCCACTGATATTGTTAGAAACACCTCAGAGGCCAGGAATCAAGATAGCTGCATTGCATCCGGGTTAATACTGTATGCCTGGGAATCATACGACAGCGCGGGAAGCTTGGAAGGCGTTTATGCCACGGTTCTTGACCAAGTAAGTGGAACGGTTCTTCAGGCTGAAACCCTGATTGACTCAACGGCAGTCAATCCCCGGTGCATTCCGCTAGGTAATAATCCGACCCTGGTTTATGTAGATACTTCAAGCAGCCCTAACATTATCAAAACCGTTCAAGTTGACACGGACAGTCCGGATTCTTTTAAGTCTGCCAAAACAGTTGTTTCCGATGTAAAGGCTGCAACGCCTCACCTCGATGTTGCCGTGTTTTCCACCTCAAGCACTAATGGATCCGGGGTTTGTGCCTATGTCAATAATACATCAAACACCATCTCCGTGACCTATCTCACCTTGGATGGATCACCAGGCCAGCCTGCCAACGGATACCCTTCAAGTGTTAACTTTTCATCTAGTAATGCCGAGGATGGGATTGCAATCACTTGTGATGTTTATAATACAGACAACGCAACCCAGGAACGGATATATGTAGGCTATTGGGCTAACAGTGGCAGTGAAGGGTTGACGCTCAAACGGTTCTCCAATCTCTTCAATCTGGAAGATACCGAAACCATTCAGGCAACCAGCACCCTCATCGATTCCTGTTCCTTATTCGTCGATTCAAGCAGCCTTGATCTCAATATTCTGTATACCCTGACCGCCACCAATGAATACGATTATTTGATCAGAAAAGCAGTCTATGATCCTGCAACCAGCGCGATCACTTCAGCAGCTGCTGATCTCAAACGCAGCGTTGGGCTGGCCGGGAAGATGTTTGAATACGAGGATATTGTTTATTTTATTGGCGTCCATGACTCGGATCTCCAGCCAACCTATTTCGTGTTCGATTTTACTGGACTGATCGTTGCGAAGCTTCTGCCAGGTGTAGCGGGGGGCCTTCCTTCGACGTCGATGATTGCCTCAGTAGCCAATACCAGCGCCGGGCTTTTCGAATTTGGAGGATTGGTACGGACCAGGTTGATTTCTAAAAACAATGATCTTTATAGCCTCGCTGGGATTTCCAGGATGGAACTGGATTATACCTCCGTGGAGCGTTTTGAATCGGCAGAGTTGGGCGAAAATCTTCATGTCGGTGGAGGGTTCATTTCGATGTACGACAGTCAGGAAATTGTTGAAATGAATTATCATCTGTATCCGGAAAACATCAGTGCCTCGGTGAATAACTCCTCTGGATCTCTGGCAGCAGGAACCTACCAATATAAGTGCATTTATTACTGGACTGATGCCCGAGGTCAGGTTCATCGATCTGCTCCGAGTGTTGCCCTGAGTGCATCACCAACAGGAGGATCGAGCACCGTCACACTTACGATTCCAACTCTGAGACTGACGTCAAAAACCAATGTTCTCGTCGAGGTATACCGGACAGTCACACTCGGATCCCTCTTTTATAAGATTGGAAGGGTTGCAAATAACACTGCGGCGGATTCAGTTAGCTTCGCGGATTCAAGTATGACTGACGCCAACCTTATCGCCAAGGAAACACTCTATACTGATGGGGGGATCCTGGCAAACACTGCACCTCCTGCCAGCCTGGTGATTGCACCGTATAAAAATCGGCTGATTGCAGTTGCTTCCGAGAATCCAAAAAAACTGATCTATTCCAAAAGCCGAGCTCCAAAAGGCGCGGTGGAATTTACGGACACGTTTCAGATCACACTGAACAAAGCGCAGCGTGTGACAGCACTCGCGGAGTTCGATCAGAAACTGATGATCTTTGAACCAGATCAAATTTTCTACATCACCGGGAATGGTCCAAACAGTACTGGGGCCCAGGATGATTTCAGTCCTCCTCAGATTGTCACTGGAGACGTCGGATGCCAGAACACTAACAGCCTGGTATTGATGCCGCTCGGGTTGATGTTTCAATCCAAGAAAGGAATCTATCTGCTGGATCGATCTCTGAAGACGCAATATATCGGGGCGGATGTTGAGGCTTACAATGGGCTCACCATAACCAGCGCGGAGTTGATTGAAAACGAGAATCAAATCCGATATCTGACCAGTGATGGCCGTGCCTTAATCTATGATTATTATTTTGGGAAGTGGGCGACCTGGACCAACCATGAAGGCCAGGGGGCCACGATCTGGAATGTGAATGGGAACTATGTTTATTTGCGATCAGATGGTCGGATCTTCGAGCAGTCAAGCACCTCCTACAAAGACGGTGATGATCCAATCGAGATGAGCCTGACAACATCATGGGTCAAGACCAACCAGGTCCAAGGATTCCAGCGCGTTCGTGCAGCATACGTTCTTGGAGATTTCAAATCTGATCATACTCTGAAGCTCGAGATCGCGACTGATTACCAAAATTATTTCAACGAAACCCATCGGTTTGATTACATCTCGGATCTAAGCGTGGATGAATATGGCGATAGCAGCCCTTATGGAGATGAAGATTTTTACGGAACTGGCTCTGGAGTCTCAGATGGCGTCTACCAATTCCGGGCCAAGATGGGGAAACAGAAATGCGAATCGATGCGGTTCCGGATCTCTGACATGGAGGAAATCAATCCTGGTCAAGCCTACTCGATCAGCAGCCTAATGCTTGAAGTTGGTATGAAACCGACCGGCATGAAACTACCTAAACAAAAACTGGTCTGATGGAAAACTATCAAATCCTGCAAAACATGAAACCGGAGGAGCTGCAGGAGCTACTCCAGATCTACCGTGCCAAGAATGAAGGCCAGGATATAGGTGGCCAGATGCATAAACCGGTCATGGTTAATACGATGGAGGAATCGCTTCTCGCCTCCCTACCCAATGTATCGGGTCGTGTGGATCCCATGACCGGGCTCCGGAGTTTTGGTGAAGAAGATGAAGGTGATCCAGATCTTGATCCTACGCCAGACACTCCAGAACGAACAGCAATAGATAAGCAATTTGAGACCGACCCGGAGCAGCGCGTCAAAGATATGCAGGAAGATCAGAAAACTCAGGACGACAAAGAACAACCTCCTCCTCCTCCTCCTCCCAAATACAAGGACAAGCTAGGGCGGGAATATAACACCCAGGCGGAAGCAGATGCAGCGAATGGACGCATCGATGCCCAGAGGGCGCAGCTGGCAACGGCATTCACTGATCTGACGACTGATGCGACCTGGGAGGTTCAAAAAGCAGAAGGCCTCCCAACCTATGCAGATCTTCCGGAATCTGAAGTCAAAGCTCGATTTGATAATCAGCTGTTACTTGCAACCAGGGAAGGCGCATCGCAGCTGCAGGGTTTTGGTGAAGCCATGTACAAGCTTCTGACCGAGATTGAAGTTGATGCTGAAGGAAATCCAATCCCAGGAGGAGCCTATACGAATTTAAATCTGACCTGGGATGATTATATTGCTGCCAATGGAGAACCTCCAGGATTTGAAAGACTGAGTGAAACTTCAAAGCGATCCCTCTGGGAACTCCAGAAAGGAAAAGCACAACGGAAGGAAGCTTTTGAATTAACGCCTGCCGAGATTGCACTATTCGAACGTGATGCAATCCAGGTCGAGGGCACCGTCGGGGATGCAACGGCATCTACCATGGGAACAATCACTAATATTAAAGGTGAGGATATTAGTGCTACAGATCTAGGACAGACAACGGTCAAGGATTTTGGATTCGTCGAAGGCACCGACGAGGTGCTATACGATACAGAATTTACCGGGAAGGTCCGAGGAAAGTCAGACCAGGCCTTCGATATTCTGATTGATACCATCATGGGAAGACGTCCCTCCAAGGCCCAGCAGATGATGAAGCGGGAATCTGAGAACCTAATGAAGAGCTTTCTCAGTGCGGTCGCAGGCACTGACGCTGCTCCTGAGAAAAGACGTCAACTGCAGAACCTTTGGGCCGCGCAAGGTCAAGTACTTCTCCGGGATAAGGCAGAGCTGAGGTCTCAGGAAGAAGCAGTTGCTCGGCAGCAGATGATCCAGCTGATCGAGAT